GGTGGGCGCCCATGTCTGTATCTCCTTACTGGCCTAGAGTTGCCTGGACATTGCCGCCCTGTCGGCGGACTTCTCCTCGCACGAGGTCGACCACGATGCGGCCCACGCTCGAACCGCCCAGGTGGACGTCGAGGTTGAGGTACTTCGCTCCGCCGCCCCCGCCCCCACCGAGCAGGCGGGCGCTGTCCTCGGTGCTGCGGACCATCGAGCCGTTCGGCAGGTTGACCAGCTCGGGGCCGCGCTCACCGACGAGCGCCATGCCGCTGGCGAGACCGCCTCGGGCCAGGAACGGGACGTTCGGGGTGCTCCAGCTGCCGCCGCCCCAGGTGGTGCCGAGGATCTCGACGGACGGCCACGTCCAGCCCAGGTTGTTCCACCAGCCGATGATCGCGTTGATGGACGCCTTGAAGCCTGTCTTGAAGGCGTCCCACATGCCCGACGCGGCCTTCTTGATCCGGTCGGGGAGATCCTTGATCGACCCGATGAAGTCGTCCCACATGTCCCCGACGGGCTCGGCGACGTAGTCGTCCCACAGGTCGCTGAACCAGTCGCCGATGGCCTCGCCGATGACTTCGAGGTCGTCTCCGACGCTGTCGGCCTTCTCGCCGAGCCACTCGGTGAAGGCGTCCCACCACTCGGGGAGCTTCTCCGTCAGGACCTCGATCAGCTTCTTGACGAACCCGGCCACGATGAGGACCACGACGGCGCCGATACCGGCCGCGATGAGGGCGGGGAGGAGCAGGAAGGCGGTGATGATCGCGACCGAGATCAGGGCGATCTTCAGGGCCTCCATCGGGTTCTCGGTGATGTAGTTGGCGATGTCCTCACCGAGTCCGGCGAGTCCCTCGGCGATCTTCGGGAGGAGTTCGGTGAGCTTCTCCTTGATCTTCTCTCCGAGGTTCCCGAAAGCGTTGACGATCTGATCGCCCAGGCCATCGCTGCCCTTACCGGCCTCCGTCCAGATCTCGGAGAAGTTCTCCGTCACGAACGACTTGAAGTCCGCCAGGGCCGGGATGACCGTGTCGCCCAGGAAGTTCACGAGCTTCTGTTCGAGCTTGCGCTTGAACGCGTCGAGCTTGGCGCCTGCGTTGTCGCGCAGGGCATTGCCCAGCTTGTCCGTGGCGCCCTTGGCCTTGTCCATGCCCGACGCGGCGGCGGCGGTGGCCGGGTCGAGGGCGTACAGGGAGTCGCCCATGACGTTGGCCGGGTCGCCGAACAGGGCCGCTGCGGCGTTGAGCTTGACCTGCTCGTCCTTGGTGCCGTGCAGGGCGTTCAGGGTCATGGTGAGCGCCTCTTCGGCGCTCTTGCCGCCCTGACCCAGCTTGGCGGCCATCTCGTCCGCGCTCAGGCCGATGCTGGCGTATGCCTCGTCGACAGCGGTGCCGCCTGCGAGGGCGCGCTCACCGAACTGGCCGAGCGCGTCGGCCACCTGGTCGGCGTCGCGGGCACCGCCCTTGAGGCCCTGGGAGATCAGCCCGGTGGCCGTCGCCCCGTCGATGCCCATGCGCTTGAACTGGACCGAGTATTCGTTGATGGTGTCGAGGAAGTCCTCGGACTTGTTGGCGCCCGACTGCATGCCCTTGGTGATGATGTCGAACGCCTCGTCGGCGTTCTTCGCCAGGCCCGTGCGCATGAGCTGGCTGACGGCGTTGGTGACGCTGCCGAGATCCTCGTCGAAGGTGGTCGCCAGGTCGGCGACCTTCGTCGACATGCCCTTCAGCTGCGCGTCGGTCGCGTCCGTCGGCAGCAGACCGGCCTGCATGATCTTCTGGATCGTGTCGGCCGCGCCCTGGACGTCGGTGGTGATGCCGTCGGCGTACAGCTGGCCCGCGACCTTGCCGTACTTCTCGGCCTCGGCCGGGGTCGCCCCGAGCTGGGCACCCAGCTTGCCGACGATCTTGCCCTGGTCGAGGGCCTTGGTGACCCCGGCGACCAGCAGGGCGCCAGCCGCCGCACCGGCTCCCGCGAGGATGCCGCCGATGTTCTGGCCGAAGGAGGAGACGCTCTGCTCGGCGGATCCGAGACCCTGTGCCGTGTTGTCCTGCGCCGTGACGTTGATCTGGACGTTATTGGTCATCGAACCCTCCTCCCTCCTTGTCGTCCCGCTTGGGGTTGCCTCGGGTGTAGATGTTCAGGAGCCGCAGCAGCTCGGCGTCCTCCTGGTAGAGCTGGCTGGGCAGGCAGCCGAAGCGCTCGCACAGCCCGATCACGAACTCGGCGTGGGCTAGCTCGCCAGGCTTGGTGACAGGGAGACCGTGCTGATCAACTCCTCCGGGGATTGCGGCCCAGAGGTCGAGGGCTTGTCCAAAGGGGCCGGGACCTCGCTCGTCGCCCGGATCCACTCGCCCATGATGTCGACGAGCATGTCCATGTCCTGCTCCTGGACGCCCTCGTAGGTCGCGGGGACGTGGGTGCCGTCGGGGCGGCAGACGTTCCACTCGACGAGGTTGCGCGCGAAGATCCTGAAGATCTTCTCGACGGTCTCGACGTTCTTCGACGTCTGAGCGGCCTGGACGGTCAGGATCTCGCCCAGGGCCAGGGCGTTCATGACGACGACGAGGCCCTTGTAGTCAGTGCTGTCGTCGAAGTTGAGCGTGTACTTCTTGCGATCCGGGATGAAGTCCGGCATGGGTTCCCTCCAGGGAATCTGTCAGGTACCTGTCAGGACCAGGTAGGCGTCGCACCGTCGGCGAGCACTCCGGGCGCCGACCACGTGAACTCGCCGGACGCGGCGCGGGCCAGGGCGTAGTCGGTGAAGACACACTCGTTGGACAGCGTCTGCGAGGCGATGCCCAGCGCCACGGTGCGGGTCGCGTCCGAGGAGGAGACGGTCTTGAACACCCCGTGCGACGTCGAGGCGTTGAAGACGCCCTTGAGGTTGATCGAGAAGTCGCTCAGCAGAAGCAGACGCTCGATCGCGGACTTGTCGACGCCCGTGATGTCCTGAACGCCCCGAGGTGTGGCGAAATCGAACTCGGTCACGTCATTGCGGATGTCGGTGTTGCTGGAACCGCCGGAGTTGTCCACGGTGAGCGTGGTCCAGCCCTTGCCGGAGATCTTTGCCATGGGTCAGCCCTCCTTCAGGGCGTCGGAGATCTTGTCGGTGTGCTCGTGGAGGTCTTCGAGCCAGTCCTCCGCGCGCGTGTGGATCCGGCTCGCGCCGGTGGGGTTGCCCCGCAGGTCGCCGCCCCGGACGAGGTACATCTCCGGGCGCTCGACGCGAGTGCGGTGGCGGGAGTTCTGGAAGCACTTCTGACCGGCTTCGTAGACCAGCCAGGTCAGCCCCTCGGCCTCCTGCTCGATGCGGTACTTCCGGCCACTGCTCAGAGCCGTGTGGCGGAGGTTCTCGGGGATGCCCTCCAGGTGGACCTTCCAGCCGAACCGGTAGTCCGGGCAGTCCACTTCCTCGCAGGTGGCCGGGCGGAAGTGCGTCGAGAGCGGGGCCTTGATCGAGTACGTCTGGTAGGCCGCTGCCGGACCGATGGGCTGACGCATCATCAGAACACCACCCCTGCCGTCTCGTTCTTGTTCATGGCCACCACGAAGGAGACGGAGGTGACTCCGCCCGAGGTCACCGTCACGGCACGGACGTACCGGCGAATGGTCGCGGTGTTGGACAGGGCGATCCGCTCGAACGTCGGGGCCGATGTGATTTGGGTGAAGCTGCCGCCGGTGACGTCGGCCCAGTTCGAGTTGTCGGCGGAGTCCTGGATCTTCACGGTCACGTCCGTGCCGTCGAAGTCAGTGCACTGGAGGTAGAACTGGCCGCCGAAGCTGGCCGAGGCCCCCGTGTCCAGGCTGGAGCCGTTGGTCGCGGCGGTGTCCGTACGCAGGCCCGCCGTGAGCTGCTGGCACCACTCCAGGCCGTAGGCGTTGCCCTGGGCCTGCACCTTGAAGGTGAACCCGGCGTCTGCCGCGCGGGATCCGTCGTAGTTGAGCTGCTTGGCCACCAGGCACGCGGCGGGGTTTCCGATCACGCTCTTGTGGCAGTACATGACGTGCGTGTCCGTCTCCGGAAGCACGGAGAGCACCGGGTGGGCCTGACCGGCGGACGTGTTGAAGAACGTCGTCACATCGATCATGCCGTCACGCAGGCCGAGGATCCGCTCGTACGCCGACTTGTTGATCCCCGTGACGTCGAGCGTCGCCACCGGTGACGAGATGTTGTCGACTGACTGGATGTCTCCCGACAGCTGGTAACCGCCGATGAAGAGTTCCGATGCCAGGCCGTTGGACTTCGCCATGATTCACACTCCTTTCAGGCGGTCTGTGTGTAGACGTCGGAGATGATGATCGGCAGGGTCATGACAACCACACGGAACAGAGAGCTGTCCTGGCTGAGATAGCCGCCCTCCGCCCCCAGCGGGTCACCGTGAGCCCCCAGCAGGTCGACGTCCATGACCGTGCCGCCGAGCTGGAAGTCGCCCGTGTACGCCTCCATGAGCTTGCTGGTGGCGTCGAGCAGCCTCTTGTCGATCTCGTCCTCGGGCTGAGACTTGAAGTTCTCGTAGATCCGGATGGACAGCTCCAGCCGCAGCGACGTCGCCGCGAGTCCCGAGACCTCGGCGATGGGGTTCAGTGACGCCAGCCAGATCGAGCACGTCAGACCGTCGCCCGGCGCCGCCTTCGGCTCGTGGGTGAGCACCTGGTTGAAGATGCCGAGCCGCTTGGCGTGGCTGACGACCTGTGCGTAGATCTCGGAGACGGCAAGGCTCATGACGCCCTCCGCAGGTAGCGGGGCATGATGCGCTGGGCGATGGCTCCGGACCGCTTCTCCAGATCCTGCTGGGCCAGCCTCCAGTGCCGGTAGCCCTTGAACCGCGTCGACCGGTTCCGCGAGGACGCGCCCGCCAGCCAGGGCCCGTACACCACGCCGGAGTCGGTGACCTGGTGGGCGGTGCCCCGCTGCTCGACCCGGACGTTGGAGACGTAGTAGCCCGTGGGGTGGCGCAGGAACCGGTCGAGGTAGTGGACGACGAGGCGGCGGCCTTCGTCGGCCAGCTCGGCGTCCAGCTCCTCGGCGTAGTTGGCCATCGCCCGCTTAGCGCCCCCGTCGAAGAGGGGACCGCTGGCCTTGTAGGACTCGGCCATCACACCGCCCCCGTCCTGGCCTTGCGGCCGTGAGAGCGCCGTACGGACAGCCGCAAGGACTCCAGGCCCAGAACCTTCGCCTCGGCCTCGTTGTCCCCGGAGCCAGCCGTACGGGCGTATCCGGAGCGCGCCTGGAGGAGGTCGTTCATCGCCTCCGCCATGGCCAGCTCGCGCACCGGGCCCGGCACGTCCCACCGGTACACCGTGGCCCCGGAGTTGTGCGCGGCGGCCGTGGTGCCCAGGGCGCCCCGTGTGACGGTGAGGGTGCGGTAGCCGTAGATGGTCGACCCGGAGTGCGTGGCGAGCACGCTGCCGTCCCAGGCCCGGATCACGGTCAGGTTGTTGCCCGCGATGTCGACGATCTTCATGCGCTCGCTGTCGAGCAGGATGACCTCGCCGACCGCGAAGGAGGAGCCGGTGGTGACCGCGACGGTGACGCTGTTCTCGACGGCGGTCATGTCGGACTGGAGTGTCTGGCCGGTGGTGAGCGTCGAGCGCTCGGTGACCAGCATGCGCTCCGAGTCCACCTTCAGGACGCTGCCGACGCCTACGAGAGCCGCTGTGGGGCCGTCTACGTCCACGCCCGTCTCGGAGCTGTCCAGAGTCTCGGCGGTGAGCCCTGCGGCCGTCTCGTCGGCCGTGTAGCCCCACAGGCCGGTCACGGCGACGGCCCGCTGGTGGGTGCCTCCGCTGGCGAAGGCGGCCGAGGAGTCGAGGTCCATCTCGATGCGGTCGTACGGCGGGCCGGAGTTCACCGGCTCCAGGAAGTAGTCGGACGCCGAGATCGTGGTGCCCCCGGATGACAACGTTGTCGCGGAGATCAGCTCGTTCTCGTCCAGCCACAGGCGCCAGGCGCGGGCGTACTGCTGGTTGGGCCAGTCGAAGTACCGGGTGGCCAGGACGGGCGCGAAGGTGCGGTGGAGGTAGCCCTCAACGGCGCGAGAGGCAGCCTCGATCGCGCGGTCGATCTGCGCGTGGTTACGCGCGCTCTCCTTTGAGTCCAGGGCTGACTTGACGTCGTCCCTGGTGCAGTACCAGACGCCCATCCTGTGCCCTTGCTTTCTTGGCCGTACGCCCCGAATGAGACGTAGGGAGTGGGAAGTGTGAAGTTGTCGTGCTCGCGTCAAGTGTACGGGCGCTAGCGTCCATCTGCTAGCGCCCACCGACGTCAGTCAGAGAACGCGTCCGTCTCGGGGCCATCGGTAGTCACCGAGCTTGCAGAAGAGGACGCCTCGCGGGCCTTCTTGGAGCGGCTCCCCGTCGAACGGGCAGGCTTCGGGCGCGTGGTCTCGCTCGTCTCGGGCGTACTGGACGGCTTCTTCGTAGATGCTGAGGAGGGATTCCCAGGCCATTCAGGCTCCTCCTTCTCCTTCTCCACGGGTGCGTGCGTCGCCCCGTTGGCGACAGTGATCTTCGGCATTCCGCTCTCCTCGCGGTGGTCGGATCCGCAGCCTGGGCATGCCTGGAGGTCCCAGGCGTATCGCGTGGAACACTCCAGGCACTCCCACAACATGACGGCTCCTTACGCCGCGACGAGGGTCGCGCCATCGGTCAGCGGGATCCACGTGACGTAGATCGTGACCGCGCCGTCCACCGAAGAGGCGCCGACGAGTTCGACGGTGCCCGTGGTGACGACCGCGTTCAGATCGGTACGGCCGCCGCGCAGGAACTTCGACGCCGCCGTGGTGCCACGGTCGAGGCCGACGACCGAACCGGCCGCAGTGTCGGTCGTACCCAGGTCGGTCGCCGTGACGATGACCTGGGTGTCGCCGGTGGTGGGGTTGCCCTGAACGGCGAGCGTGCCACCGGCCGCCGCGATGGTCGTGGTGACCTTCAGCCACAGGGAGGTGATGAGGACATCGCCTCCCGCCACGGTGAAGCAGGTGATGGTCGGGTCGCCGGAGATGGCGCCCGAAGCCTTGGAGACGGGTCCCTGGCCGAGAGCGATCTGCCGGAGCTGGGAGCCCTGGATCATGGTGGTCACATCGGGCTCCTATCAGGCAACGATGTTGCTGGCGAGGTTGGACGGCTTCCGCTGGACGTTGAGGTCGTGGACGAAGGCCATGCAGATACCGCCGTCGACGGTGACCTCGACGCAGTTGAAGCCCGCCGAGAGCTGGTCACCGCGCACGGTGAAGACCATGGAGTCGTTGGTCGCGTCGTCGCCCGACACACCGAGGTCGAGGGTGTCGTCCTGCTCGGCCATCGCCGTCCAGGTGCCACCGACGCCAGGGGCCTTGTGCGGGTAGACGTTGCAGTCCAGCGCCTGCTCGGAGGCTCCGGAGATGGACTCCTTGATGGTGGCGATCGTCGAGCCGTCGTCCTCGTAGGTGACGAACGAGACGGCCTCGGCACGCGTGAGCGGGATGTGAACCCCGGACGCCGCCGCGATGACGTTGAAGACCCGGCCGAGACCGGCTCCTGCTGCGGACATGGTGCCCTCCTTGAGGGGGTTGATTGCCTCTGCGGATGACCGGGGGCGGGGGGTTTATTGCCCGCCCCCGGCGGCGACGTCAGGCCCGCTCGCCGAGCTTCACGAAGGGGCTGAGCGTGGCGGTCGAACCGTTGGCCGGAGTCAGGGCCGACTGGAGCCACGGACGCCCGTCCACGCGCTGGATCACGCGGAACGCGATCTCGTCGTTGGCGAAGCGGACGTGCTCCGAGGTGGACGCCTGCATGATCTGGCGGTCACCGACCAGGTACTGCGAGAGGTCCACGAAGTTGATGTCGCCCGCGTCGCCGAGCTTCGGGGCCTTCTCCGTGAACAGGACCGGACGGCCCAGGATGGTCATGGGCGGACCCGACTGACCGTTGTTCAGCCAGATCGCCGAACCGCCGGTACCCACCGAGAGCGCCATCGTGGCCAGCTCCGGGAAGATGTCGTGCGAGGCGACCCAGACCGCGCTAC